CGGCTTGCCAATGCGCAAGCCAGCATCAATGGTGCGGCAGCAGTGGCCGGGTTCTTTGATCGGCACGCGGCGGAAGTAATGGGTTACGTCAGCGGCAATCGCCCAGTGTTTCAGTGCCCAGAATCACTGGCGGGCAACGTGCAAGAGGGCGACGCCGTGCACATCACCACCGACAGCGGCACAGTGCTGTTTGATGGCGAAGTGTCGAAAATCGAACCAGACGGCATGGGTTGGATTGTGCTGAATCTGCAGGAGATGAGCTGATGGCTCACGCCCGCACGCAGATCCGTAACGCAGTGATTGCCGCGCTGTCTGGCTTGCCAACGACCGGCAACCGGGTTTATCCCGGCCGCAGCCTGCCGCTTGATCCAGAGCGCATCGGCGGCCCCGGCTTGCTGGTGTTCTCTGGCGATGAGCCAGAGATCGAACGCATCACCATGGATAGCCCCGCCATCGAACAGCATACATTGTTGCTGCACGTGCGTGGCGTGGTTAAAGCCAGCAGCAATCTGGAAGACGTGCTCGACCAGATCGCGCTGGAAGTGCAAACCGCCATGGCCAACAGCAGCGCGATGCAGGGCGGCACCACTAAGTCATGCGATCTGGTGGCACTGCAGGCAGGCGAAGACGAGACACTGGAAAAACCGGCCGGCATGATCACTTTGACCTACCGCTGCCAGTACCACATTCAAGCCAACGCGCCAGGCGTGTTGATATGAGGCACGCATGACGCTTACCCCTGAATTGCCGGCTGGGTTCGAAATCATTGACCTGCATCGTCGTTACACCAAGGCAGAAATGGAACGCCTCAGCCAATGCGACAGCGGCATGAAGTTTATCGCGGTCCAGAATATAGAAGAAGCCGAGGCATGTTACGTGATTGACCCCAGCAACTTCGGGTACTCGTCTGACAGGAAATACGCATGAGCGAAGTAAATAAAACCCTGCATGAAACCCTGATCCGCGCCGCCAAGATGGCGATTGCAGCATGGGAAAAATGGCTGGCGGGCAAATCCGCCAAATAAACAACCGGATCGCCGCCCCGCAACTGCTGCGCGGCCATCTCAACGAAACACCTATCCGGGCACGCTGACTCGCCGCGCCATTTGGCCCCGCCAGTTGATTTGCCTCCCCGGTTTCACCCGGAGAGCAAATCATGGCAACAGTAAAAAAATGGAGCAACGTCGCAATCGCGATGCAATCCGCCCTCGGTGCAGCGAAAACCATCACCGGCATCACGATTGGCGCCACCGCCACCGTAACCAGCACCGCCCACGGCTTTGCCAACGGCGACTACGTACTGGTGAGCGCGCAGGGCATGCGCCAGGTAGATGGCCGGATTTTCCGTGTCTCGTCGCAAACCACCAACAACTTTGTGCTGGAAGGCGAAGACACCTCGGCGTTTGATGCCTTCACCTCCGGCTCGTGCCAGGCGATTACCTTCGGCACGTCGATCACCACCGCGACATCGGTGAGCGGCTCCGGCGGTGACTTCGGCTTTATCGACACCACCACCATCCACGACAACGCCAAAACGCAGATCCCTGAGCTGCCCAACGCGGCCAGCTACAGCATGGACAACATCTGGGACATCAGCGATGCCGGCCTGCGTGCGATGAAACAGGCATCGGATGCCCAGGCCAAACGCTGCTTCAAATTCACATTTGGCACCGGCGGCCAGATCATGCTGTTCAACGGCTACGTCGGCGCATCGCTGCTGCCGGGCGGCCAGGCGCAGGGCATGGTCACCACTGGCACCGTCATCACCATGCACGGTTCCCCCACCTACTACGCGAGCTGATAAGCCATGAGCAAATTGTCCGACAAGCTGCGCCGCGCGCGGGAGAAGGTCATTCCAGTGCGCGAGCACAGCTTCACCGTCCTGCGGCCAACCGATCTGGACATGCTGGAGTTCCGTGGCGAAATCTCGCCGCGCCAGCTGCTCAAGTTCGTTATCGGCTGGGGCGAAACCGTCACCGAGCTGGCGATGAAAATCCCCGGCGGCGATCCGCACCCGCTGCCGTTTGACGGCGAAGCCCTGGTGGAGTGGGCATCAGACGATGCGGAGCTGTTTTCCGCGTTGATCAACGGCATCACCGGTGCTTATGCCGACCATCAGGCAGCCGTGGCAGCCGCCAAAAAAAACTGACGGACTGGCTCGAGGCGCAAGACCTGCCCCTCGGGCCGCCGCCGCTAGCGCCTGATCTGCGCCCGGTGGTCCGGGCGTGGAACATGATGGGCGGCCAGATCAAATGGTCTGCGTTGCCGTTGATTGCAGAACTGCTCGGCTTTACTGAGCTGGAAATACTGATCGAACAACTCTGCGCCCTGCGCGACCGGAACATCGATGGCGAATGACGTAAAAATCGTACTCACGGCGCAAGACAAGGCCAGCGAAGGCGTCAACCGCGTCACCGGCCGCATCGAGGCGCTGGAAAAAGCCTCGTCCGACGTGGCCGCGCGCATGGACACCATCCGCAACGCGCTGGCCAGTGTGGTCACCATCGGTAGCGGCGCAGTGCTGGCCAAGCAGTTTATCGACGTCGCCGACAGCATGTCGCTGCTGCAGTCGCGGGTCAAACTCGCCACCAGTGGCACGGCCGAATTCCTGCAGGTGCAGACCGACCTGTTCGCGCTGGCGCAGCGCAACTCGGTCAGCCTGGAAGAAGTAGCCGGCGCATTCTCCCGTTTGTCAGATCCGGTAAAACGCCTCGGCGGTGGTGCGACAGAGTCGATTGGCATCATTGATGCCCTGTCCAAATCGCTGAAGATCAGCGGCGCTAGTTCGCAAGAGGCCGCCGCGGCGATTCAGCAATTCGGCCAGGCCATGGGCAGCGGCAAGCTGCAGGGCGATGAATTCAAATCGCTGGCCGAAGCGGCGCCGCGTTTCATGAAGGCCATATCCGAGGGCTCCGGCATTGCCGCCGAAAAGCTCAAGGAAATGTCCAGCGAGGGCAAGCTGACCGCCGACGTGGTCGGAAACGCCTTGCTCAAATCGCTGGGCAAACTCAACGCCGAAGCTGCACAGATGCCCGACACCGTCGGGCAGGCCATGACCCGCCTGAAAAACGAAGTCGCCAAGGCGGTGGACGAAATCAACCAGGCCGGCGGCATCAACGGCGGGCTGGCCGGGTTGATTGGCGACGCCGGGCAACTGATCGGCCCGATCAAGCAGGAAATGATCGAGGCGTTTCAGGCTGTGTCGTTGTGGGTCGAAAACAACCGTGAAGGCCTGACGGAAACCGGGCGTGTCGTCGGTGGCTTGGTGTCCGACGTTTGGCACATGGCCGAGGCCATGGCCAGCGTTGCCGGATTCGCAGCGGATGCCAGTGCCAAGTCGGGCGGCCTGAAGACCGTGCTGGAATCGGTGCGCATCATCCTTGCCGGCATTGAAGACGGTATTGCCATCATCGGTGCCGCGTTTGTCAAAGTCGGCGCGGATATCACCGACGTGCTCTACAAGCCGCTCGGCAATCTGATGCTGGCATACGGCAATGCGCTGGATATGCTTGGCAGCAGCAGTGCGGGCTGGTGGCAGGAGACCGGTGATCGCATTCGCAACACCACCAACGCCGCGCACGAGTACGCGGATGGCGTGCATGCGGCCTTCGCCAATAACGAGTCGGCGCTCGGGCGCTTGAATACCCAGCTGGCAAACACCGCCGCCGCACAATCAGAGGCTGGAAGCGCCGCTGCCGTTGCTGGCGTTGCGCTTGCAGAGCAAGGCAAAACGGCGGCAAAAACAGCTGCGGCCTTTGCCAGTCTGCGGTCGTCGCTCAAGGGCGACGCTGACAAAGGCAAGAGCGGCACCGACCCGTATCAGAGCCTGCTGGAAAACCTGCGCCGCCAGCTCGCCACAACCGAAAAGCTCAGCGCAGTCGAAAAGCTCAACCGCGACCTGCAAGACAAACAATACGCAAAAATCGGCACGCTAAAGAAGGCAGAGCTGCAGGCAGTGGCCGCGCAGATCGATGCACAGCAGCGGCTGGCCGCCGTGCGCAAGCTGGACGAGGCAGACGAGGCGGCACGCGTCGCCTGGACCACGCGCCACGGCCAGGCGCTCGCCGAAGAAGAACAGGCCATCTGGGACAAGGTCGAGGCCGAAGTCGAGGCCGCCGCCGCCATCGGCAAATCCCGCACCGAAATCGAAGCCCGCACCCTGGCGCTGATGGAAGAGCAGCTGGCCTGGCGCGAGGCGCTTGACCTGCAGGACGAAGAAACCGCGCAGCTCAAGCGAAAAATCGCCGCACAAAAGGCAATGATCGCGGCTGTACGCAATACCGAATCCACTCAAGCCGCCGCCGATGCCGGCAAAGCCGCCATCGATGCCGCCAAAAAAGCCGCCGAAGCCGCCGCCGCCGAATGGCAAAAAACCGTCGATACCATCGATGGCACCTTCCACGACGCCTTTACCGACATGCTCAAGCAGGGCGAAGCAGATTGGGAGAGCTTCACCGACTCGCTCGCCACCACATTCAAGAGCGCGGTGGCAGACGAAATCTACAAGATGACGCTAAAGCCGCTGGTGTTGAACGTCGTCGGCTCGTTCTCCGGCTCTGGCGCGCCAGCCGTGCCGGGTGCCGATGGCCAGCCGCTGTCAATCAGCAACGGCTTCGGCGTTGTCTCTGGCGTGCAGACTGCATGGGCTGGCATGTCTGGCGGTATCACCAACGCAGCCAACAGCTTCGCGCTGTCCGGCATGGGGCAGGCCGCCGGGCTGTCGACATCTGGCGCAGTAATGGGGCCGCCAACTGCGGCGGGGACCATGGGCTGGACGGATGGCGCATTGACGGGCGCCGGCGGCACCTTCGCCGCAGCCGCCGCCCCGGTGCTGGGCGCGCTCACCGCCGCTTACGCCATTGCCGAGATGCAGAAATCCGGCTGGGGTATCGACAACGATGCCAAATCCGGCGCACTGGCCGCCGTCAGCGTCGGCACGCTGGGCGCAAACGTCATTCTTGACCGGCTGTTCGGCCATAACCGCAATGTCAGCAACGACGCGCAGGGTATTACCGGCACGTTCGATGCGTCCGGCTTTGCCGGCCAGAGCTTCCAAGAGAAAAGCCAGAAGGGCGGCGCGTTTCGCAGCGACAAGCGCTGGACAGATTACGGCGCCATCGGCGCTGACATGGACAAGGCGCTTGACTCAATGCTCAAGCAGGCCGTTTCTGGCGTGCAGGCCATCGGCAAAACGCTGGGCGTCGAAGCTGGCAACGCAATGGAAGGCTTCAGCCACACCTTTGCGCTGCAGTTGTCGGAAAACGGCGATATGTCGAAAGCCGGCGAGAAAATCGCCGCAGAAATCAAAAAAGTGCAGGACGAGCTGGTTACCAAGCTGGTGCCGAACATCGAAGATTTCGCCCGCTATGGCGAATCTGCTGCTGATACCTTCGGCCGGCTGAATCAGGAAGTCACCGCCACCGATGCGATTCTGTTGGCGATGGGCAAAAACGCGGGCGAGGCATTCGGTGCGGTCGGTCTGGCATCTATCAAAGCCCGCGAAGACCTGATTGATCTGGCTGGTGGTCTGGATAAGCTGGCAAGCAAAACGCAGGCGTTTTATCAGGCGTATTACTCGTCAAGCGAACAGCAGCAGCTGGCGGCCAAGCAGGCGCAGCAGGTGCTGGTGACCGGCTTCGCGGATATCGGCCAAAGTATTCCGGCCAGCCGCGCGGCGTTCCGCGGGCTGGTGGAAGCGCAGGATTTGAGCACAGAAGCCGGGCGCAAGCTCTGGAACAGTCTGCTCGATCTGTCGGATGAGTTTGACACGGTGCAGAAGCTGGCCGATGCCGCTGCCGAATCCACCAAAGCGGCCACGCAGTCGCAGGCATCGTTGTTTGATTCGTTCGCCAGCGATGCGCAGAAGCTGGATGCCGCCAGAAAACTGGTGGGCGATACCTTCGCCAGCATCGGTAAAGACGTGCCGGCCAGCTCGGCGGCGTTCTTGCAGTTAACGCAAGCCATCGATCCGGCTACTGAAGCCGGTCAGCAAATGATTGCCGCGCTGCAGAAAGTCGGCGGCGCTTTTGCCTACGTGCAGACCACGGCAGCCGCTGCGGCCAAAGCCACGTTGACCGGGCAGGCGTCGAAGATCGAAGGCGATATGCAATCACTGGTTGCGCGCTTCGGCAGCCTGTCGCCTGTCGCGCGCACGGTGGCCGATGATCTGGCCGCCACGCAGCAGCAACTGGCGGGGTTGAGCGATGGCTTGGCCAATCTGTTTGGCGGCAAGCAACTGACCGATCTGGAGAAGCTGGGCCAGACCGTCAACTACCGCACGCAGATTCGCGGCGCCATCAGTCAGCTTAACGATGACATTTTCGAGGCCGCGCTCAAGGGCATGAGCCGCCCGCAGCAAATCGAGCAGCTGAAAAAAGCGGAAGCCGATTTGTGGGCGGGCATGGCGTCGGCAGCGGATAAAGGCCAACAGGCATCACAAATCCGCTCGGTGGTGTTGCGTCGGTTGGGGTTGGAGTCGGACGAGGCAAACGGTGCCGCCAGCAAAGTAGCCGATCTGGCCAAGCAGGCGCGGCAGGATCAAATCGAGACGCTGCGCACGCAGATTGACGGCATGCAGCGGCTGCGCGACTTGGCCGGCCAGATTGCCGACTTTACCGCCAATTTATCCATTGGCGACCTGTCGCCACTCAGTTACGCAGATCAACTTAGCGCCGCTCAGGCCCAGTTTGAGCAAACCTTAGGCAAGGCCAAAGGTGGAGATCAACAAGCGCAAGGCCAACTGACCAACAATGCCAAAACCTACCTGGACGAGGCACGCAGCTATTTTGCCAGCAGCACCGACTATGCCGCGATTTACGAAAAAGTGACCGGCTCGCTCAAGTCCATCGCGTCGCCGGCAGACTCAACGCTAACCGCAGCACAGGCGCAACTGGACACACTGTCAAAACTGCCGGATGTCATGGCGGCGATGGTGGATACCAGCAAAGACGATGTTGCCGCGTTGCAAGCGGTACAAGCCGCGCTGCGCAGTGGTGATGACTACCTGACCAAATCCATTGATGCGCAAACAGTCGCTTTGCAAAAACAGATCGACACCTTGACGACCATTGCCAGCAATCAAGATGCGCAAATCAAGCAGGCTGGCGCGGCGTATCAGCAGATGACGGACGAACTCAAGGCAGTTAAGGCGCAATTGGCGGCCATAGAGGCCAACGGCGCACTGGCAGGGGCAGCATGACGATGATTTGCTATGTAATCGAGATCACCGCCGCCATCGACGACGCGGGCACAACAACTACGCTCCTGTTGACCGATGGTGAGGGTTGGACAACCAAGCCGACAGACACCCCAGCAAACACGCACGTCATGCCACGAATCAAACAGGTAGCAAATTTCCGCCGCGATCTGTTTGCGCGTGGCGCAATTGGCGGCGCGGTCGAATCGGCGTTTGGCGAGGCGGTGTTTGCCAATGCTGACGGGGCTCTGGATGACTGGGCCGGTTATGGCTTTGATGGGCGCAAATTTGTCGTGCGTGTTGGAGAGTCCAAAGCGGCTTATCCATCTGGTTTTACAACGGTGCTGACCGCCACCATGAGCGCTGCACTGTTCGACTGGACGGAACTCAAAGTTCGGTTGCGTGACCGGCTTGAGCTGTTAAAAAAACCGCTCTGCAAAAACAGTTTTGCCGGCACCGGATCGCTCGAAGGGCCAAGCACCTTGGCAGGCACACGCAGGCCAAAGGGGTTTGGTTATCTCTACAACGTGAGCCCCATACTTGTCGATAGCTCGTTGCTGATTTATCAAGTCAACGATGGAGCAATCAGCATGTCAGTGGATGGTCGCGTGCGGGATATGGGCGCGTCAATTACCAACGCTGGGCCGTATGCCGATCAGTCGGCGCTACTGTCCACCGCACCCGCAGCCGGCCAGTTTCAATTTTTGGCTTCGGGGGGCTATGTCCGGCTGGGCTCCCCACCTGCGGGTCAAATCACCGCTGATTTATGGGCGACGACCCCAGAAGGCAACTACGGCGCCGGCACGCTGCTAAAAAATCTGGCGCTTTGGGCCGGCATCCCGTCTGGCGACATCAACAGCAGCGATGTAACCGCACTGAGCACGGCCATGCTTGCCGCATGGGAGGCCAGCGACGGCAAAACGGTGCTCGATACGATGGGCGAGATAGCCAGTTCCGCGGGCGCGTGGTTTGGTTTTGATCGTAATGATCAATTGCGGATGGGGTCGGTCGCAATCGGCACGCCAGTGCTAACTCTTACCCGCCATGATCTGCTCTCAGTTTCTCGCAAACCCAACGACGAAACGGGGGGGGTCCCCGTTTGGCGCGTCACTTGCAATCACACACTAAACCGCACCGTCCAGACCTCGTTTGCAACAGGCGTGTCGGCAGCCGCACAGGCCGCATATGGCAAGGCATGGTTGCAAGCGGAGGCAAGCAACGCCGCCGTTAAAAACAAGCACCTGGACGCTAAAGAGCTGACAACCGAGACGCTTTTTTCTGACCCGACCGGGTCGGGAAACAACGCTAGCGCGGTGCTGGGCCAGTACGCGCCTGGCAAAGAGCTGATTGAGGTGTCGGCACGAATCAGCCCCGCATTACTGACAACGGTAGACATCGGCAAAACCATCACTCTGCAATTGCCGCGCTACGGCTACGCAGCGGGCAAATCGTTTTTGATTATCGGCATACGCACCGACTATCGGCGCGGCGTCGTCGAACTCACTTTATGGGGCTGACATGAGCAATTTGTTTTTGGGATGGCCCAATCGAATCGACGAGGCAACGATTTCGGGCGGCTCGTGGTTGTCCGGTTTACCCCTGGCGAACATCAAAGACCGCGCATTAAGTAAGGTTTGCAGGAGCACCAACGCCACGACAGGCAGCACCGTAATTGATATTGATCTGGGGCAGGCTCGCAGCCTGCGGGCACTGGCACTGCAAAATCACAACCTTAGCCAGTCGGGTAGCTGGCGCGTCAAGCTCGGCACCTCTGCCGGCGCCAGCGATGTCTACAGCGGCAGCTATCAAGCGGCGTGGTTTTTGAGCTTTGACTCCAGTCAGTTGGAGTGGGGCGGGAATAACTGGTGGGACGGGACGGTGGACGATGACTACATCCGCCATCCGTACATCGCGCCGATGTTGCTGCCGACATGGTACAGCGCCCGCTACGTGTCGATCGAGATTGACGATACGACAAACCCTGACGGCTACATCCAGATCGGTCGTGTGTTTGTCGGCGGGGGTTTTACTCCCACGCTGGGCGCGGCCTATGGGCTGTCCGAGGGCTGGGACGATCTAAGCCGTTTGGATTACACCCAGTCAGGCGCATTAGTGGCTGATATTGGCCGGCGTAGGCGCTGGGCCAAGTTCGAGCTTGGTCGCATCGGACAATCGGACGAAGCGCCGACTGTCCACGAAATGTTGCGCCGGCTAGGGACGGCCGGCGAAGTGCTGTATTTGCCGAACACTAGCAACTGGCAGGACTGCCAGCGCTATGGCTTTGTCGGCAGATTGCGCGAGCTGTCGCCAATCGAATACCCCTATTACAAGGCCCGCTCCATTGGGCTTGCCATCGAGGAGCTTATCTAATGACCGCAGTCACGATCAACGGACACGCATACAGCGATGACGGTAGCCAGAGCCGGGACATGCAAGGCTTCGGCTACCGGGATTGGCTGTTGCCGATGCTGTCCGACACGATGACCGAGGCCGCAGCAATCGGGGCATCTGTAACGGCTGCGGCAGGTTCTGCCAGTGCTGCATCAGCCAGCGCAACGGCAGCACAAAACTACGCCGCAGCACTGAGCGGCACATCAGCCACATCAACCACTATTGGCACCGGCAGCAAAACACTAACCACCCAGACCGGTAAGCAATTCGCGGCTGGGCAGTGGGTTACTGTTGTC